TCTATGGAAATATAACAAACGACGATTAGTCGAAAAGGAATAAAATTATGAAACTTACAAAATCACAATTGAGAAAAATTATTAAAGAAGAAATCGAGGCTGTTGTTTCCGAAGACGAAACAACGGGCCCCGCCATCAATCAGGCTGCTTTTTTGCCTCCAGAAGTTCTAGAAACTCATGCGACAAGATGGATCGAGGAACTGGTGGGACCCGCTCGCGAAGCCGCAGAGGCTGGAGACCCCGGAGCCCAGAAATTTCTTGACCGAGTCGGAGATTTGAACCCCCAAGATCTAGTACAGGCACTCATTGATGTTACGATGGGAGAGAGGGGTTCAGATAAAACTATCCACACATTGGCTAAAAGCCTCGAAAGAGATGAGTTCGGCGGCGGATACCAAGATAAATAAAAGGAAATTAAACAATGGCTACAACATTAGAAATTATTACAGGGATTAATCAGGCAGCAGCAAATGCTTATGATGGTTCTCACGATGAACGCTTCGTAACCGGAGATGTCAAAAAGATCGGCCTAAGCCGAGAAGAGGGCTGCCCAATCGTTGATAGTCGAGTTTCTGACGGCTTCGGCGTGAAAATTGTCGGCGATATGCTCCAGATTAACTACGAAGCAAATGTCTCTTTGTCTTCTGTCTACGCAGTTGGCTTTGAGGAAGAGTGTGAACGGAAGCTCCAACAGATCGCAGACTTTCTTAAGAAGGAATATAAAGTTATTACCGGAAAATCCCTCTCAATCACTCCACAAGGTGAAGCAAAATGTCTTGTTCAGAACACATCCAGGGTGAGAACGTTTGTGACGGCACACAAGATGTACAAAATTGGCGGAATGAAGCAGGTTACCACCCTCGGTGAGGCAGTGACCGACACAATGGCCGTCAATTATCATAAGTTTTTAGAAGAAGGCGGATTCGCCAAAGAATAAATAATGTCATACACACTATCCAAAAAGGAAATAGTATCTGAAATACTAAAGTGTGGAAAAGATCCGATCTACTTCGTAAATAATTACGCAAGAATCTCGCACCCGATCAAAGGTCTTATTCCATTTAAGACTTATGATTATCAGGCTGACCTTTTAACAGATTTTAATGATTACCGCTTTAATGTAATCCTCAAAGCACGCCAGTTGGGCATCTCAACTATCGCTGCCGGCTATATTGTTTGGCTGATGCTCTTTCATAGAGACAAAAACATCCTCGTTATGGCCACAAAATTCAAAACAGCGGCCAATCTTGTCAAGAAAGTTAAGGCAATTATGAAAAATGTGCCAGACTTCTTGTTGATCGCCAACATATCAATTGATAATAGGGCTTCTTTCGAGCTTTCTAACGGTTCACAGATCCAAGCCGCCTCTACTTCCGGCGATGCTGGTCGTTCTGAGGCTCTTTCCCTGCTTGTCATCGACGAGGCCGCCCATGTTGAGAATTTGGACGAGCTTTGGGCCGGCCTATATCCCACAATTTCAACTGGTGGTCGAGTGATCGCACTTTCAACCCCAAATGGCGTTGGAAACTGGTTTCACAAGACATATAGCGAGGCAGCGGAGGGGTCAAACGATTTTCATCCCATCATGCTGAACTGGGACGTCCACCCCGACAGAGATCAGGCTTGGTTCGATAAAGAAACGAGGAATATGTCTCGCCGAGAGATAGCCCAAGAGCTTGAATGTAACTTCAATACATCAGGTGAGAGCGTCATCCACCCCGACGACATTAATTGGATAGAGGGCCTAGTATGTGATCCTAAATACAGGACCGGATTCGACAGAAATACATGGATTTGGGAGGAATATGATCCGCAATGTTCTTATTTGTTGGTCGCTGACGTCGCAAGGGGCGATGGAGCCGACTATTCTGTGTTTCACATTATAAAATTGGAGACAATGGAGGTCATCGCAGAATATCAGGGGAAACCAAGCTTAGATATGTATGCCAACGTCCTCATGCAAGCGGGAAAAGAATACGGAAATTGCTTATTGGTAGTGGAAAACGTTGGAATTGGAATATCTGTGCTTGAAAAGCTCATTGATTTAGAATATCCCAACTTATATTACTCCGTAAAAAGTACACACGAGTTCGTGGAAAGCCACCAGGGCGAGAGAATGGGCAGTGCGGTACCTGGATTTACAACTTCTTTAAAAACAAGGCCCCTTATTGTGGCAAAATTGGAAGAATTCATCAGAAACAAACTAATTAAAGTGTATTCAGTTCGTTTTTCTAACGAATTGCGCACTTTTATCTGGTATAATGGCAAACCTCAAGCAATGAGGGGATATAATGATGATTTAATAATGTCATTAGCAATAGCATGCTGGGTAAGAGACACTGCGCTAACAGTAAATAAGAGGGATATAGAATTTAAAAAAGCTTGCTTAAACTCGATGGTAGCCGTCAACACAAAAATAAACACAACAATTCCAGGAATGGAAGGATATAATAGAAAAGAAGCCTTAGACGAAAAAATGTTCAAAGCAAAAGAAGAATATAAGAAATATTCTTGGTTAATAAAAGGATAAATAATGGCCGATAATAAGAAAAACCCAAATAATCCACAATCTGAGTTATTTAGAAGATTAACAAGATTGTTCTCGGGCCCAATTGTAAATTGGCGCACTCAAATGAATCGAAAGATTCGCAGAACAGCACTAGATAAGTATTCTAGTGATTTTAGGTCGGCTTCTGGCCAACAATTCAAAAGATCTGAGTATAGTCCGTTTGATATTATGCATTCGAAGATCATGGCGCAGCAAAATCGTGCTGAACGCTATGTCGATTATGAACAAATGGAATATATGCCTGAAATCGCGTCAGCAATGGACATTTATGCCGACGAAATGACAACACACACGGCTCTAACTCCCATGTTGACAATTGATTGTCCAAATGAGGAGATCAAAGCAATCCTTCAGTCTCTTTATACAAACATTTTAAACCTTGAGCACAACCTTTTTGGTTGGTGCCGCTCAATGTGCAAGTTCGGAGATTTTATTCTCTATATGGACCTCGATGAGAGGCTTGGGGTCAAATCCGTCATTCCCCTTCCTCTCAAAGAGGTCGAACGACTTGAGGGAGAAGACCCCTCAAACCCAAATTACGTCCAATATCAGTGGAATTCCGGTGGAATGACCTTCGAAAATTGGCAGGTTGCTCACTTTAGAGTTCTCGGCAACGATAAATACGCCCCATATGGAACATCGGTTCTTGAATCTGGTCGCCGCATCTGGCGCCAGCTTGTTTTGATGGAAGATGCAATGATGGCGTACCGAATTGTACGTTCCGCAGAAAGAAGAGTGGTCTATATCGACGTTGGCAACATTGCGCCGCAAGATGTAGAGACATTCGTTCAAAAAACAATCACCTCCATGAAGAGAAATCAGGTTGTTAATGCCGATACGGGCCGAGTCGATTTACGCTATAACCCACTTTCGGTAGAAGAAGATTATTTCATTCCAGTTCGGGGCGGAGAATCATCAAAAATCGAAACATTGCAGGGTGGACAGTTCACTGGAGACATTGATGACGTTAAATATCTCCGCGATAAGATGTTCGCGGCCCTAAAAATCCCAACAGCTTATTTATCTAGTGATTCGGAGGCAAATGAAGATAAAACAACCCTCGCTCAGAAAGATGTCAGATTTGCTAGGACAATTCAGAGGCTGCAACGCGCCGTTATTACGGAGTTAGAGAAAATCGGAATTGTTCACTTATATACTCTTGGTTTCCGAGGTGATGACCTCGTTAGTTTCAAATTGAAGTTGAATAACCCCTCTAAAATCGCAGAAATGCAGGAATTGGAGCACTGGAAAATCAAATTTGATATTGCCGGAGGTGCAACAGAGAATTTCTTCAGTCGTCGATGGATTGCGCAGAATCTTTTCAACCTTTCGGAAGAAGAATTTGTCAGAAATCAGAGAGAAATGTTCCACGATAGGAAATTTGAAGCAGAGCTTAACGCCGCAGCGGAAGCAGCCGGCGAAGAGGCTAGCGGAGGGATGGGCGATCTCGGTGGAGAACTCGGTGGAGGCGATCTTGGGGATGAACTCGGCGGAGGGGATCTTGGGGATCTTGGGGATCTTGGGGATGAAGATCTCGGAGGTGAAGAGGAAGGAGGCGACGAAGGTCCACTCCTGGCAGCACCAGCAAAAAGAGACGAC